CCCAGATCATCTCACTTAATTCGACTGGAGCCCCTTTTGCGATCCTGTCGCAGATAAACTCCAGACGGAGACGATACTTGGTAGAAAGCATAAGACTGATAATCAATCTGAGTTATTTATGTTCTCGTCAAACATATCCTTCATTAGTTTGTTGAAGGCTTCATCGATAATGACTACTTCAAATTCGGCGTTTGGATCATACCACTCAGAGAACTCAAAGTAGATTGCAGTTGCATCATCGATCTCTTCATCCTCAACCAAGGTATGCATACGATCCTTGGACCAATCAATTACCTCATGGACATAATCTGTCATTCGATCTAGATCATCATTACTGTTGTTGATCTCTTCGAACATAGTAGTCTTTCCTCATGTAACGACCAAGGATGTTGCTATTGTAATACTTGGGTGTACCGTCGTCAAGGGATTCTGACAAAACGTTGTGAATGAACAACTGTCTTGTCTCTTCAAAGTTCACCCATCCTTTCGTATCATGAAGGCTCAGTATCTCTCGTTTAAAACAAGAGTTCCCGATTTCAGCTCTTTCTCGATTAAGTTCATCACTTGAGCCGTAGTATTTCTTCCAGTCACTCTCACTTCGAACTCTCCGACTCTTACCTCTAGGCTTTCGGAAGGACCAAAAGTATTTGCGTCCCAAGTATTGTCTTCCGTTTTTAAGATTTGTGATCCGATAGACAAAGCCGAAAAAATCACCAATATCCGTAGATAAAAAAGGTTGTTCCTTAAAAATCCAAGGGTTCTCATAATCTACCTCAACCATAATCTCTAATAATCTTAGAGTTATTTATAGCTGTCTCATCAACCCTGGCAGAGTTATTCTACACATAAAAAAAGAGGGGGTCAAGAGCCCCCTCTATATCGTAGCCATAATACATTCAACCTCAAAGCCTGAGCCATGCTCTTGGGGCCATGTAGAAGTATATCTACATCTTTCTCCCCAAGATCAGGATCAGCAAGAGCTTTCTTCTTCCACTCAGAGTTTGAACCCTGAGAAGGTGTCTTTCTTGACATCTTGTTTAATACCACCAACGACATAAGATTCCACCTCAGTCTCCTGTGGCGCGACCTGAAGACCCTTAGAGGAGATCCAGTGTTGCGTCCAAGGGAGAGGATTATTATTTGCAGAAACACTATACAGAGGTTTCAGACCAATAGCCTTGAGACGACGATTGGCAACCCACTCAACATACTGACAGAGGAGTTTATCGTTCAGACCGATCATAGATCCATCTTTGAACAGATATTCAGCCCAAGCCTTCTCTTCTTCTACACAGTCACGGAACATCTGGTAGACGTTCTCCTCTTCCTCCTTGACAATTTGTTTCATGTCAGGATCATCACCCTCACGCCACTTGTTCAGGATGTTTTGGGTAATGACTAGATGTTGGTTCTCGTCTCTGGCAATAAGAGAGATGATTTTAGCCGATCCCTCCATGAGTTTAAGTTCACCAAATGCGAACGAACATGCGAAGGAGACATAGAATCTAATTCCTTCCAGGATGTTGACGTTTGCGACTGCACGATATAGTTTTCGTTTGAGTTCATAAAGTTCTGATTTAGCTGCAGGTACACCCTCATTTGCATGACGCCACTGATTACCACTACCCCACATCTGTGCGGCGTTGATAAACTCATTATATGCAGCGGTCACACTCTCAGCGCGTCGGCGAATAGCAGGATCCTCTGTAATGGTGTCAAAGATCTCTGAAGGATCTGCATACACATTCTTGATAATATAAGTGTATGAACGGGAGTGAATCATCTCCATGAACTCCCACACTGTCATACAGGCTTCAAGTTCAGGGAGTGAACAATAAGGGATGAAAGCCATCCCAGGTCCACGACCCTGAATACTATCCAACATGATCTGATACTTCAGGTTAGAAGTATAGATGTGTTTCTGTTCTGGACGAAGTGTTTGATAGTCTGCACGATCCTTCTGGAGGGAGACCTCTTCAGGTCTCCAGAAGTACCCAAGTTGTTGTGTAGTCAGTTTGTCAAAAATAGGATATTTGTATGAATCGTACCTTTGGACTCCCAGAGGTTTACCGAAGAACATCGGTTGTTTCTTAGTATTAACTTGTTCGGCATTGAAGACCGTCATACCTTCGACGACGGGCTTCTCTTCGGCACTGAGTCTAAATTGCACAGGATTCACAAACTTCCTCCTCTTTGGATAACAGTTGACTGATTATATCATCAACATTCTCTTTTGTCTCCACCTCATCACTCTTCATGTCATGGGTGTTTTGGTAGTAACTGGTCTTCCAACCGTATTTGTATGTAGTCAAAAAGTCATTTGCCATCACGGACACAGGGACTTCGTTGTCTGGATAGTTTTCTGGGTTGTAACTCCAGTTTCCAGAGATAGCTTGGTCGAAGAACTTCTGCATGACTGCGACCACATTAATATAACCGCGATTGTCACGCATATCCCAAAGTAAAGTGTAATTATTTTTAAGACTGTTGTACTGTGGAACAATCTGTTTAAGGGGTCCCTTCTTGCTCTTCTTAATGGACAAGTAGTCTCTAGGTGGCTCAATTCCGTTTGTTTCATTTGACACAACGGAACTGCTCTCAGAAGGCATTTGTGCGGACAGAGTGCTATGTCGGAGTCCATGTGTGAGAATGTCGGCACGTAAAGCTTCCCAATCATACTTCAGTTCGTTTGCAACAATCTCGTCTACATCCTTCTTGTATGTATCGATGGGCAGAATACCATCTGCATACTTGGTGCGACCGAAATCGTGACACCATCCTTTCTCTTGTGCAAGTTTGTTAGAGGCCTTGAGGAGATAATATTGGAAGGCTTCTGTCAGGTCATGAACCAGTTGCCATGCACGAGGATCATCATAATGTTCACCATGACGGGCAAGATAGTGGGCAAGACCAATATAACCGATTCCAAGGGATCTCCGCGCCTTTGTGGCTCGTTCTGCGGCCTTGACTGGATACTCCTGATAATCAATCAGTTCTTCCAGACCACGGACAGCCAGGTCACACAGTTCCTCAAGTTCATCAAGTTTGTGGAGTTTACCCACGTTGACTGCGGACAGAATACACAGTGCAATCTCACCAAACTCATCATCAATGTGGTTGAGGGGATATGTTGGCAGAGTGATCTCCTGACACAGGTTGGACATTTCAACCTTGTCTTTGAATGAAGAGTGACTGTTGCAGTGATCAATGTTCATGATATAAACACGACCAGTCTCTGCACGTTCCTTGAGAAGATCAAGGATCAGTTCTTGAGCTCCAATGGTTCTCTTAGGGATCGTCTCGTCTGCTTCGTATCGTACATATAGTCCATCAAACTCAGGAGTACCGAAAGCGTCATAAAGCCCAGGCACATCGTGAGGACTAAAGAGAGTAATGTCCCCATTTGAGATAAACCTTTCGTAGAAGATTTTGGAAATCTGGATGGAGTAATCAAGTTTGCGGACACGGTTATCCTCAGTACCTTTGTTGTTCTTTAGAACGATGATGTCTTCGATTTCTTGGTGCCAGATAGGAAAGTGGACAGTAGCTGACCCACCTCTGATCCCGTTTTGTGTGCAGCATCGCACAGTTGATTCAAACTTTTTGAGGAAGGGGATAACACCTGTGTGTTGAACCTCTCCACCTCGGATCTTACTGTTGACGCCGCGGATCCTACCTGCGTTGATACCGATGCCCGCCCTTTGTGCAACATATCGGCCAATAGCCATATCGCTAGTAAAGATACTATCGAGGGTGTCATCAACATCAACCAAAACACAACTAGCGAATTGTCTAAGTGGCGTTCGCACTCCCGCCATGATGGGGGTTGGAATGTTGATTTTGTGTCTGGAGATTGCATTGTAGTATCTGTGAACGTAGTCCATGCGGGTATCCTTAGGATACTCAGCGAACATGGTGAGAGCAATCATCATGTACATGAACTGGGGAGTTTCATAAACCTTCCCAGTACTCCTGTCTTGCACCAGGTACTTATCAACGACCTGACGAAGACCTGCATAAGTGAACAAGAAGTCACGAGTATGATCAATCCAGCCATCAGCTCTCTGGATTTCTTCCAGAGAATACTTGTTGTAGATCGCACCATCATAAACCTTTGCACCCACACAAGAATTGATGTGGTCAACAAGATTTGGAAGTTCCTTCATCCTTCCATAAAGGCTTTTTCTAGTCGCAAAGAGTAACAGTCGTGCAGCAACGAACTGATAGTTAGGATGATCAAGATCGATAAGGTCACTGGCAGCACGGATAAGGATTTCTTGAATTTCCGCAGTTGTAACACCATCATAAAACTGGATACCAGATTTCATTTCAACTTGACTGGCGGAGACACCTGCAAGATCTCTACAGGCTTCCTCCACCATCACATGCATCTTATCTAGATCAAGGGGTTCAATCGAACCATTTCTCTTTTTAACTTTGATCCCGTTGGTCATACCTTCTTCCACTCGTTTAACTTTAACTTGGCTTCTAATCCAGAATAGATATTTGATTTTACCATCTCTTGAACATCCAGTCCAGAGAGAACCATATCATTTAGGTCTTTATCAATGACACCCTTAGGGTAGATCACTACTCGTTGACCTTGAGATATGGTTTTGTCAATCTTATTGACGATTTGTCGGTTTCGCGGTTCATTATCGAAGACGAATACGAATCGATAATCATAACAGCTGAGGTCAACATCGCTACCGCACATAGCAATACTGTTGGTAAGGAAGGTTGCGTCGAATGGCCCTTCCGTGACGAATACGTCTTTGGTTTTGTCAACTTTGTCAAGTCCATAAACTTTTGGCGCATCCTCATCAAGCATGATTGTGATGTATCGAAGTTTCGAATCTGGGTTTAAGGCGCGGCCTTGGAACCCAAATAACATCCCCTTTTCATCTCTTAGAGGAATAATAATACGCGGTTCATCCTTTGTTATCTTGTCGAAGGTTGGTTTATGTTTGTTTGTCCACTCCATGAAGTTAGGACAGAAATAGAACCTTGACAAGTCCTTCATCCCCCGCCCAAGGAGGTAACCTTGGGCAAAGTGTTCTTTATTTAGAGCAGACACCTTGGTCAGCTCTGAACAAATATCTTTGGATCGAAACTTTGGTTTGGGAAAATTAAAGACTGGGTTGGGTGTGTTACTTCCCTTCCCAGTCAAGCCCTCTTTGTACCTCTCCATGACATATTGATCATGAAGATTACTGTCTTGATCCTTTAGAAAGTTTGCAAGTGTTCGACCAACCCCACAGTTATGACACTTGAAAACAAAATCGTTTTTCTTTACGAACAAGTATCCCCTACACTTGTTCTTATATTTTTGACTGTCGCCACAATACGGACAACGGAAGTTATATAAACCTTTCTTCTTCTCAGCGAACTTGGTTAGCCGTACTGAGACCAGGTTGATGTACTTTGTGTCGATGTAGTTCAAGGGAAGCCAACTGGGGTGTGTCTATCATAACACGTCCAGCGTCAGCCTGCAAGATCTTCATGACCATTCCTGGTCCTCCACCTCCCATGAAGGCCATGACTGCAACTCCTCCAAGGGCTCCCCATAACTTTCTTTCAAGTAACTGGAGACGTTGTAACACTCCCTCATGGTCTCGATCCATCGCAGCGCGTAACTGATCAATTTTGTGGAATAAAACTTCATCGACTTTCTCCTGCTTGCCCAGTCGTTCCTCATGAACGGCAAGCACCTTAGACACGTTATTATTTACCTCCGCAATCTTATCAATCGCGGCATCTAAACGCAAAAAAAGTCTTTCGAAATTATCTATCCTTTCCTCTAAAACAGCTACCTTAACTTGACAATCAGGATGAACGTCTGCCATTTTTCGTAGCTTTGTAAACGTCGCCCTTAAACTTCAACAGGCGGTTATAGAAGGATGTAATCTCTTTTGGATAATACTTATTCTTTTTCTTTCTTCTATCAATACGACCAAGATCAGGATCATAACCAGCTGTGGGACCTTTGGCTGGAGAAGATGAACCAAAACCACCACCTTCGCCAGGGGCATTGGCGACGTTGGTGATCTCTTCTCTGAAGTAATTGATGACCCTTTCTAGTCTTTTGTCCATTAGACCAATCTCAATTCTCTAAGACAATCAATATCTACATAGATGTCATGTATTTGACCCTTGGGGTACTCAGGCAGTCTACCAAGATATACAATGAAAGCTTTCATTGCAGACCAGAGATCACTATCGATTTTATAGAACAACAGGGGAGTTGCTGCATCACCAAACACATTGTACACACTAATAAAGTGGTTCAATAGTAGATGAGTCTTGAGAACTCCCGTTTTCTTGTATCTTCGTAGAAGACGTTTGATGTATTTGAACCTTTTAAGATCATCATAAAAATCCTCTTGCGTAATGGCTTGAGGATTTTCATAATGTTTGATCGCAAACATCATGTAGTTGTCTTCATTCAACTCATGAAATAACATACCCCACGGTATAACGTGGGATTATTTATCAAGCAGGGAGAACGAAAGTTCCAGTTCCTTGATTGTTGGTTGTGATACCAGACATTGCAACGAATGTCTCAGTCTTAACTCTCAGGTTGTTGTGGCAGTCAACATAGGTGGTAACACCAACCCAACCAGCGTGAGGAGCCTTGTACTGGGAACCAGTTGTGTTTCTTGAAGCTTGCATATCTTCGTCAACACCATAAACCTTACCAGTGTAAGATCTCTGTGCATTTGCAGAAGAAGGTGCAAACTCTGGAGACTCATCCAGATACTTAGGTCTGTCACCAATGATGAAGGCAGTGGCAACACCAGTGATGTCTCCACCAGAGTAGAGTGCATCAACATCAACCAGTTCCATCGAAGTGTCACTAGCAATGCTCTTGATAACTGCAAAACCAGCTGTACCACCAGTACCAGCAACACTGTCAACACCGAGACCAATAGTGATGGTTTGACCAACAGTGTAGTTGGTAAACGTTGTAGCAGTACCTGTTACTGTAGTTCCACTAACCGTGACAATACCAGCGGTCGCAGTGGTTACATTATCGTTATTGCCCCAAAGAGCCATGGTTTGTCCCTTTAATGATTTTTCCTATAATTTATTTATAAAAAAAGGAGGGTTTACACCCTCCTGGTAATCATCCCTCTGGGAAGAGAGCTTTTTCTAAGTGTTCGACAGCAAGATCGTCAAGGTCATTGTCCGTTCTGGCTACGATGCGTTTTAGAACCTCAACAACAAGTCTTTTGGCTTGGTCAGATTCAACTGCTCTTAGAACTACACCTTTAGCTAAAGGAAATAAAACAGCCCACATGATACTAATAGCGGCTACTCAATATATAGCGATTACTTCATTCTACTTAGAGCTCCAAGACCACTCAAAACAGCACCACCAACTCTTGCAGCACCTTGAGCTACTCTACCCATACCCCGCAAAACTCTTCCACTAAACCTAACTGGTCTCTCAAAAGCTTGACGAACCGCAGGAGTAGGACCACTGTTCAGTCCACCTTTGGCAGCAGACTGAACTCTAAACCCTCTGGTAGGATCCCAACCACCTTTTCCACCAGCACCCTTTACACCCTGACGTTGTTTCCAATCATCCTTTGCAAGATCTTTCCAGGAAGCTTGGTTCTCATTTGGAATTCTGGTATTTCTACCTTGGTTCCACCACTGTTTAGGATTACGAAAAGGACTTACTTCCTCAGAAAATTGTTGGAAGGTCTTCATCTCTCACCACGTTCAGCAGTTAATTTTGCGGCGATAGCCATCTGACGACGTTTTTCTTTAGACTTTCCTTTGAATTGGGGGGCGTCGGACTTATAAAAGTCCTTTACCACGTCCCCCATATCGGATTTCTTGAGATTTAATTTCTCAGAGAATTGTTGAAAGGTTTTCATTGTCCTCCCTCCAGCGCCTTTTTACGTTGATGCAGTCTGTCAACTAGTGTACCACCACTACCCTTTCCAGATTCCGCCGCTTTCTTCTGGTTTCTCAGTTTGTTGATCAAACCAAGACCAGCAGCACCGATACCCAATGCGGCACCAGCAGCGAGTGCAGGAGCGATCTCATCAAGTTGCTCACCTTCTGGTTCATGACCGGCTAACTGCAATGAAACCCTTTTCTTTGGAGCAGGAGTTTGTTTTTCGCCTGGGAGATGTGGACGACCACCAGGGGCTTTTGGAGTTCCTTTTCTTCCAGGTTCACCAGGAAGAGCTGGTCCTTCGACAGCCTCCATCTTTGCAGCGTCAATTCTCTTTTTGGCGCCCTGTAATTCCTTAATGTTCTTTTGGCGTTGTGGGCTGTTGGTGACTGATTTATCAACAAAGTCCATAGCCTGATTTGCACCAGAAGCACCAGTGAATTTTGGGTTCACTTGTTCTTCATAATCAATCAGTTCAGCACCAAGAGCTTCCGCAACCTTTTCAGGATCGAAACCCTCTCCCATAGGTGGATTGATAACAACTTTGTTGTTTACTTTTCCACCCTTGACCTTTTTTGCATCCTGAACGTCGGTGATTTCTCTGAGATCTTCTCTCCAATTAGAGAAACTCTCTTTCTTTG